AATATTTCTATTAGTAATAAAGGACGGGACTTGACATTTAAGTCTGGTACAAAGATTCAAAACATTATTGAAGAAATAATTATCCTTAGTGATTATGGTAGAAAAATTTCTGAAGCAGTACCTGATGGTAACGGTATGATTCCGTGGTTTAAAATTGAAACTGATGTGTATGAAATTACAAATTATGAACAGATGGACATAACAGGACAGTTTCCTAAATTGTTTGTGTTTAGAGTAATCCCATATAAAGCACATATTAATAGATACATGCCACCAACAAAGGCAAGCCCGGGTATTAAGGAATTAGAAAGGCAAGTATGTAAACAATACGACTACATTTATACTGGACAAAATGACGATATTATAGAATTTAATTTAGAATTTGATAAAGCATTTTTTACTAGTATTATGCCTTTTGGTGGTGCAAATAAAGCTGGTACAAAAACTGAAAAAGAAAATAGCCCTGGTGGACCACCTGGGCATACTGAATACACTCAACGAGCTGGCGATACTGACAACATGAGTTCTAGTGGTAATGCTACTTCAAAAGAAATAATAGCGCCGGGTGGTCGAAGTAACGGCGGCATGATGGAACGAACTAAAGAATCTATTGCACGTGATTTCAATGATGCTTTAGTAAACAGTAGTGTTGATTTAGTTATGGCCGACATGACTATTTGGGGCGACCCTTATTATATTACAGACAGTGGTATGGGTAATTATAATGCTGCAGAAACTGACATTATTAACATGACTGAAGATGGAACAATGGATTATCAAAGTTCTGAAGTTGATATTCTTATAAATTTTAGAACGCCGTTAGATTATAACCAAGAAGGCGGCATGGATTTTCCTGGAGGCGGAACAAAACCTGTAGGTGCGTTTAGTGGACTATACCAAGTTATATTTTGTATGTCAAGTATGACGGGCGGAGTATTTAATCAACAATTAAAATTAATTAGAAGACGTAACCAGACCGGACGTGATACACTAAGTGAATCTACAAATACAGACAATGCAATAATGAAAGAAAAAGTTGAAGAGAGATCAGATGCAAAAACTAACCAAGGCGCAGGTACCGAACAGGCATCTAACAGCGCAGGTACCGAAGATGATTCATTTGAACAAGATCATGCTGCTTATCTAAAAAAAGCAAATAGAGCGTCAGGCAGAGGATAATTTAGGATAATATAATGAGTAGTAGAAACCAAACTACAAGAACCAATCGCCCAGATTGGATGGAAACATCAGGACCTTATATAGGTAAGATTGTTAATCACTTAGACAGTGAATATATGGGTGCTATCGAAGTAGAAATTTTAAAACTTAACGAATCAGGCAATCCTGAAGGAAGCAGCGGCTATCTAATGCCGTGTTACTATGTAAGTCCGTTTTACGGTGTTACTCCACGTGAGGGCGTAAAGGCTAATCCTGGATTTGATTCTACACAAAAAAGTTACGGCATGTGGGCAATTCCACCCGATGTAGGCACTAAGGTAGTTGTGCTTGCAATGGAAGAAAGTTACGGTTTTGGATATTGGATAGGATGTGTGCAAGACAAGTATATGAATTTTATGCTGCCAGGCAGAGCTTCAACTACATATAATTCAGAAGATAAAACAAAAGCAAAACCAGTTGGCGAATATAATAAAGAATTAGAAACTGCAATAGGCAGAGATCCTACAAAATATATTAAGCCTTGTGATATGGACACCTGTGATGTTTTAGATACACAGGGATTAGATGGAGACACAACAAGAGGTACAACTACAACTAGTGCAAGGCGTGAAGTTCCTAGTATGGTATTTGGTTGGAGTACTCCGGGACCTGCAGATAGGAGACAAGGAAAGCCTACAGCATCTTACGGTGAAAATTTTGGCAGGACTCAAGTTCCTTTTAGTAGATTAGGCGGAACTACTTTTGTAATGGACGACGGCGATCCTATGCTTCTAAGAAAAACACCACCAGGTGAAGGACCACCGGAATACGGTAGTGTAGAAAAAAACGAAGCTGGTGATGCTACATTGCCTCATAATGAATTAACAAGATGGCGCACTAGAACCGGTCATCAAATTCTTATGCATAATACAGAAGATTTAATTTATATAGGTAATGCTAAAGGATCAACTTGGATTGAAATGACCTCAGCAGGAAAAATAGATATTTTTGCAAACGATAGTGTTAGCGTACATACAAAAAATGATTTAAACATTACTGCTGATAGAGACATTATAATGACTGCTGGAAGAAACATAAGTTTGAAAGCAGGAAAAGACGGGTTAATTACTGCCGGCGAAGGCACCCATATTTCTGCAAAAACTCATACAGAAACTGCCCCAGATGGGATTCATATGAACGGACCTGCAGCAACACCTGCTTATACTCCTATGCGAACTCCGCAACATGAGCCTTGGATGGGACACGAAAATTTAAGTCCTGGAGATTTTACTTCAGCAAAAACAGCAGCTGATCCTACTTCGGGTAACACTGCTGATGCTACAGGCAATAATTTCACTGCTGCATACACTCCGGTTGCAGATACTTTTAGAAAAGGACAATAACAATGAATTACCTAGCAAAAATGTACAGCCGCAACAAGCCGGCAGTAGAGAGCTCATCTAAGGATAAGAATCCTAATCGTGTTAGTGGAGGCTTAAAGGCACAAGGCGGCGATCACTTTACTATGATTGCTGAGAATGGCTTAGAGCAGCAGATACCTACACAACGCTATGTACAGAGTTTAGAAGAGCAGTCGAGAAAACAGCGAACATCTATTACTGTATTAGAGCGTAAGATAACTCGCTGTGAAACAGCAATTGAACAGTTGAAGTCTGTAGTTAGAAACGGAGAGTAAGGTAAATATAGTATGAGCAATTTAGAAAAACAACTTTACAAACAAATTAGGGTTCCTAGTAAAAAAACTACGAGCCAAGCTATTCCGGGGTCTCGTACATATAGAGGAATTAGCACAGTTAACGAAGGCAATTCTTCTAAAGTTTTATATGACCTTGCTCTAATAAAACAAGATATTTTAAATCACTTTCATATAAGACAGGGTGAAAAATTAAGCGATCCGGAATTTGGAACTATTATTTGGGACGCACTTTTTGAACCGTTTACTGGCGATATGAAAAACGCAATAATTGAGAATGTTTCAACTATTATAAATTATGATCCAAGAATAAAAGTTAATAACGTTGTAGTTGATCAGTACGAGAGTGGCCTGCAGATAGAAGTAAATCTTACCTATCTTCCTTATAATATTTCAGAAAATATGAAATTAACATTCGATCAAAACAACGGATTTTTAAACACATAATAATATACGTACTTATCTCATTCAGCTAAATATAGTATAGAAGGAAGAGCCATGTCATCCACAGATAGACAAAACAGATTATTAGTAGCAGAGGATTGGAAACGTATATATCAGACGTATAACAACGCTGATTTTAAATCATACGACTTTGATAATCTCCGCAGAACTATGATCTCGTATTTGAGAGAGAATTATCCAGAGGACTTTAATGATTACATTGAAAGTTCAGAATACCTTGCAATAATTGATCTTATTGCATTTTTAGGACAAAACCTTGCATTTAGAATTGACTTAAATGCTAGAGAAAATTATTTAGAATTAGCTGAACGCAGAGAGTCGGTATTACGTCTTGCACGTTTGCTTTCATACAATCCTAAACGAAATATTGCTGCTAACGGTTTACTTAAAATTGAAAGCGTAAGAACTACTGAAACGCTTTTAGATAGCAATAACTTTAATTTAGAACAACAAACAATTTTGTGGAACGATCCGTCTAACCCAGACTGGAACGAGCAATTTACAAAAGTTTTAAACTCTGCATTACCAGTTAATGGAACTTTTGGCAGACCAGTCAAAAAAGAAGTTGTAAACGGAGTACCTACACAACAATACAGATTTAACAGTACAAATGCTGATGTTCCTGCATATAGCTTTTCAAAACCTGTAGACGGCTCAACAACAAGATTTGAAATTGTGTCAACAGATATTTCCGATGGTGCTATTTTAGAAGAATCGCCCTTTCCGGGAAACAACTTTGCATTTTTATATAGAGACGACGGACGTGGCCCAGCAAGTTCAAACTCGGGGTTCTTTTGTCACTTTAGACAAGGTACGTTAGATCAAGGAACATTTAACGTATCTAATCCTAGTAGTAATCAAACTGTAGCAGTTGATGCAACAAATGTAAACAACACAGATGTTTGGCTCTACAAATTAGACAGTTTTGGAAATGAAGTCGAACAGTGGACTAAAGTAGAAGCTGTTGAAGGCAACAATGTAATTTACAATAGTTTGTCAAAAAATATTAGAAATATTTTTAGTATATTAACTAGAATTGACGACAGAGTAAGTTTAATATTTTCCGATGGCGTGTTTGGCAATTTACCTCAAGGCAACTTTAGAGTTTACTATAGAACTAGTAAAAATCAAAGACTTGTTGTAGATCCTAAAGATATGCGTGGCATAAGCATAGATATACCGTATGCGTCAAGAACAGGAAAAATTGAAACTATATCAATAACCTATAGTTTACAAACTACAGTTGATAATGCAACAGTATCTGAAACTAATGCTAATATACGCCAACGTGCTCCAGCTACTTACTATACACAAAATAGATTAGTAACCGGCGAAGATTATCAAATTGGACCGTTGGGAGTAAGCCAAGAAATTATAAAAACTAAATCAGTTAATAGAACTGCAAGTGGCATTAGTAGATATTTTGATTTATTAGATGCTACTGGAAAATATAGCAAAACTAACCTGTTCGGTACAGATGGTGTGCTGTATAAAGAATTTACAACTAATAAAGAAAAATTTACATTTGTTACACAGACTGATGTTTCGGGAGTAATACTTAATAATATAACTCCGATATTATCAAGTAAGCAAATGAGAAATTATTACTTTGTAAAATTTCCAAAAACTGACACAAGTGATTTGAATATTACTTGGGTACAATCTTCTTCGGATACAAATTTAAGTACAGGCTATTTACAAAACGTAAACAGCATTAAACAGTTATTGGGAACATTTACAACTAGCATTTTAAAACTAATACGTCCCGGCACAAGTTTGAAATTTAATGCACCTGCAGGCAAACATTTTATGCCTGACGGTACTTTAATGGACGGCGAAGCAACTCATTTAAATTCAAGATCTTACAAATGGGTTAAAGTAATAAGTGTATCAGGAAACGGAACCGAAGTGAGTGCAACAGGAACAGGTCCTGTTACGTTTAATGATATTATTCCTAGCACTGCAAAACTAGTTGAAATTAAACCATTCTTAGCTAAAAATTTACAAACGGATGTGCAAGCACAACTTACTGATCAAATTTTTGCTTATAAGACATTTGGTTTAAGATTTGATATTAATTTAGGTCAATGGCGTATAATTACAGAAACTAATTTAAACGTTACTGGAGCATTTAATACAGGTAAAACTGGTGACAATACTAATCAACAATTAGATGCAAGTTGGTTGTTAAAGTTTACAAATGACGGCGAAACATATACTGTTGAATCAAAAGGCAGTAGATATGTGTTTGAAAGCGATCAAGAAATAAGATTCTATTTTGATAGTAGTGACAAAATATACAACAGCCTTACAGGAAAAATAGTTAAAGATAAAATTGGTGTATTAAACAATAATAATAAACCTGATAGTGTTAATAGTTTCACAGTTGACATGGATTGGGAAATTACAAAAGAATATCGAGACGTTGAAGGATATGTAAACAGTAAAAAAGTTGAAGTTACATTCTTTGATGAAGACGACGATGGAGTAGTTGACGATCCTGAAATTTTTGATGTTATTGTGGATGAAGATACAAATCCGCTTATTAAATATATATTTCAAAAAAAGATCACTACAACTGACGGTGTAGATGATTATAATTATGTTGATAATGCAATAGAAAACATTGTCGTCAAACAAAACGAGGCAGCGGTTGGAGCATTAAGTGCTTACACAAATGCACAAATATTCTATCTTGTAGATAGTGGCATATTTAAGAAGTATGATTCTACAATTGGTACATTACAATTAGTAACAAACTACAGGGCACATATTGGCAGAGACAAAATTAAATTTCAATATATACACGCAGCAGATGACAATACACGTATTGATCCTAGTTCAAGTAATATAATTGATACATACTTGTTGACTAGATCATATGATACAACTTTTAGACAATATATTGACGGAACTATTACAGCAAAACCTTTACCACTGTCAAGCGATAGTTTATTTCAATCGTACGGCGCAGAAATTAATAAAATAAAATCTTTAAGCGATGAAGTAATTTATCATCCAGTAAAATATAAAATATTATTTGGCAATAAGGCTAGTTTAGATTTACAAGCATCTTTTAAAATAGTAAAGAATCCTGATTTAGTATTAAATGATAACGATATAAAAAGTAGAGTTATTAGTGCTATCAACCAATTCTTTGCATTAGAGAATTGGGAGTTTGGTGAAACCTTTTACTTTAGTGAATTATCAACATATGTAATGAACGAATTGTCTCCTGACATTGTTACGTTTATAATTGTTCCAACACAAGCAACACAAAATTTTGGTTCCCTATACGAAATAAAATCAGAAGTAGACCAAGTGTTCATAAGTGGAGCAACAGTTGATAATTTAGATATTATAGATGCAATAACAGCAACTAAAATAAGTGCATCAGGCACAATCACTGAAAACAGCACAGCAGCAAATACAGGTATTCAAAGCTCTTCTACAAGCAGTACTAGTAGCAGTAGCAGTAGCAGCAGCGGAGGTAGTAGTTACTAAT